GGAAGCGGGGGAAGCGGGGGAAGCGGGAAGGGGCTAACGCCCGCTGCCCGCTTCCCGGGCTAGGCGTGCAGCCGGTGAACCAACGCCGCCACCTTGCCACCGAGCAAGCCAGCACGGGCCAGCGCGTCCCGAGCTTCGTCCGCAAGATCACCACGAATCGTCGTCGTCGCCCGGCGAACGTCAACCGTCGCCGCCGGCACTCCCTCCCAGGTCACGGGCACGCGCCCCGGCGTGCACGCTTCCTCATCCAGCTGGAAGCCCGCGTCAAGCAACGCGATCAACACGCGACGCATCGCCTGCCCCTGCCGGCGAACGTGACAAATGACTTCCGTGATCGCGTGCTGGGAATTGGACTTGACACCGACGTCGAGGTCACGGGCCCCCATCCCGGCGATCATGGTGAGGTGACCGTGGCGGACAAGCTCACGGCAGTGTGCCTCACCGCCGCTGACGATGAGAGTTCGGTCACCGTCGAGCCACTCCCATCCGTCGGAAGTGGAGACGATGGTCACGGGCGCGTCGTCGTCGCCGGCGACCTCACGGATTGCGGCGCACATACGCCCGGCCACCGTTCGGCGGTCAGGAGTATTTTCACGGGTGAACGTGTAGGTGTACATAGGGGATTCCTTAGGGCTGTAGGGGATTGGTAGGGGCAGGGGGAAGTCACTTAGCGTGCTTGGCGGCGTCGGCAACGGCAGCGGCGAACGCTTCCGCCGCGTCCTGCGTGGCTTGCTCGTCGCCAACTTCGCCGGCATCGCCTTCCGCTAGGTCCGTATAAATCCATTGGTGATTCTCTAATGTTGCGCGTGTGACACGCCACATTACTGGCGAGTAGCCGCCCTCACCGTCGTCATCATCGGCATAGAGAGAAATGTTGATCGCGTTCAGTGAGTTGTCCGGCATGATGCTGGTAAGCGACTCTGTCTCTCCGTCAATAAGCACGAGCACGCGATGAATGAATGTGAGTTGCTCCATCATGGTTCCTTCTCCTTCGTGGTTGTGGGGGCAGGGGCCCCCAATTCTACTGCCGGGAAGCGGGGGAAGTGGCTGACGTTGGTCTAGTACAGCGTGCCCAGCGCGAGCTCCAGCATCGCCGCCGCGTCATCCGGGGAAGCGCCGGCCTCACCTCTGAGCTCGAGCTCGTGCTCGTCGTCGTCCTCGGGACGAACGCTCCACAGCACGGGGGCAGGCGTCGCCACTGACGGGTGACCCCAGAACTCGACGTCGAGGATGAAGCCCTCAAACGTGAGGTAGTTGTCGTAGACCGTGACAATGTCGTGGCCGTGCTCGTAGACCATGATGCGGGCAACGTCGTCGAGGAAGCGGGCGACGGCGGGGCAGGGGGAAGTGGCAGTGGCGGTGGCAGTGCTCATGGTTGATTGTCCTTCCAGGGGGTAGGGGGAGTGTTCGTGCCCCCGGCCGGAGTCGGACCGGCCGTGCGACCATCGGGGCGGGAAGCGGGGTTCAGTCCTCGCTGAGGAAAGCTTCAGCGCACTCCCGTCGCGTGCGTCCCCACGCGACCGCGTAGGACCAACGATCATCCTGGTGGGCCATCATGTGAGCGTGCGACGGGTAGCGCAGGGCGAACCACCAGCCGGGGTTAGGGACCATCCCGCCCTCACTGCGCTCGAGCGTGGCAATGGTCTCGCCATCCTCATCAAGGATCGACGCGTCGCCCGCGAAATTGGTGCGAATCGTGTAGCCGTCAATGGTGCTCATGGTGGTTTTCCTTCCAGGGGGTAGGTGGGGGAAGTGTCGTGCCCGGGACCGGAGTTGGACCGGTCCTGCGACCATCCGGGCGGATAACGGCTAGGCCGTGACGGTCCTGAGAACGTTGGCGAACGTCTCTTCGCGGCTAGGCCGGTGCGCCTTACCGGAAGGGGAAGGGAAGGTGGCCGGCTTGCCGGGGTTCTCCTCACCCCAGACCTTGGCGAACTTGGCGCGAACGTTGGCGGCGGTCGGGTTGAAGAATCCGCCAGTGGCGCGCACGCCGCGCTTGTCCTGGATGTAGGCGATCTGCCCCCAGTAGCCGCTCTCGAACTCCTCGCCGGCGAAGCATGACGCCTGGGCGACATCCTTGGCGGAGTCAATGCGGGCGATGGAAGTGGCGAAGTCGGTGGTGGTCATTTCAGGTTCTCCTTGGGGATTGGGTTGGGCTTCCTTTGCCCTCCCGATGACTTAAGTGTACACCGCTGTACCCTCCGGTGTACAGCGGTAGGCCACTACATATTGGGTGGCGTGCGTCACTCTTCGCGGGGCTTCAGCCAATCGTCCAGCGACACGCGAGAGACTCCTGTCTCACGCGAAATCTGCCGCTTCGTCACACCGCAAGCCACGGCGGCCACGCACGCGCCACGGAGCTCGGCCCGCGCCGCCGCAAGCACTTCCTTGCTCTCACGCACCGCCGCCGCCGCTTCCTCCAACTCAAGCCAACCGGCAACGTACTTCGTTGCCGCGTCCAGCGAGTACTCCTCCTCCTCCGGTGACCAGTGCCGGGCCCGGATACGTTCGCGCGCCGAAGCGAGTGCCCGCGCCGCGTCCTCATCTGCATTCTCGAAAGCAGCGAGCTCCGCCGCCGCTTCGTCGACGTCGTCGAAGAATGTCATGTCATGTTCCTTTCCTATGGTGGTGCCCGGCGCGCCGTGGTGGAGCGCCGGGCGTGGGCAGTCGGTTTTCAGTCGTGGCGTGCGAGACGCACGCACTGGTCAACCAGGGTGCGGACGGCGCGTGACCCGGCGAATTGGATAATCTCCCGGCCGTCGGGAGTGTTGACCCTGTAGCGGAAATCGCCGTGCGGTCGCATTGTGACGGTGAGGTCACCGCGCCGTGCGGTCACGTCGGAGTAGTCGTCCCCCTGCGTGAACTCCCAATCGGGGGATAGCCGCCAAGCCCGCTGGGCTGGATTGATCCGGGTATCGGTGCAGTGCAGGGAAACGATCTCATGGGCAATATCGGCGGGCGTGCGCCCCTGCGATGCGTATTCCGGTGCCGCGCCGCTCGTGCAGATGATCGCCCCGCGCGGGGATACCGTTGCTGAGACATACCCGAGACGCACGCGCCGTCCGTCGCAGAAGACTTTGGCGGACGGGTATTCCTGGGTGATGATCTGTGCGATCTGCTGGGTGGAGTTGTCTGGGAAAGTCATGATGTGTTTCCTTCCATGGGGTAGGGGGAAGTCGTGCCCGGGACCGGAGTTGGACCGGTCCTGCGACCATCCGGGCGAATTGCGGCTAGACCGCGGGAACGTTGGCGAAGCGGGCACGGGCCGCGAGACAGCGGGCAATCCTCTCGTAGTTGCCCGCGGCGGGCCCAACGTAGCCGTTGACGTCGTCACGGCAGTAGGCCCACACAGTGCCGTCCTCGTGAATCGCGAGCAGGGCGTTAACGCCCCATCCCATGATCGTGTACGTCGTCTCCTCGGTGTTCACGAGGCACAGGTGCATGACGTCCCACGCGTCAAGGTAGGCCGTGATCGCGCGCTCAGCGGTGACAAGGAGGGCAACGTCGTCGGTGTTCATTGGGGTCTCCTTAGGGGATTGGTGGGTGGGCTTCCTTTGCCCTCCCGATGACTTAAGTGTACACCGCTGTACCCTCCGATGTACAGCGGTAGGCCACTATCTAGTGTGTGGTGACCGTCACCCTACGGCCCGGCGTACCTCGCCGGGCACGCCGGGCCGCGGCCGGACTAGGCAGCTTCAATAGCGGCGGCAATGGCCTGCCCGGCCGTGTAATACTCCCCCTGCCCGTCATCGGTAGTGACGGTGTACGCGTTGACGCGACCGGCAAGCGTGGCGTGGGGACGCACGGTGACCTCACCGTCCCTGCCGGGGATGACGGCCTCACCGCCGTACCATTCCAGGTCAATCCCGGCGATAGCGGCCGCGTCGGCAAGAAGCGCGTCCTCACCGGTAAGAAAGTCCAGCATGGCGCCCACCCACTTAGAGTAGATGATCCGTCTCTCCCCCCGCCCTCCCCCCGCCGTATCGGCGGTGAACTTCATCAGTGTCCCGTCCCAATCGATGCGGATGACGTGCGTGCCGTCGTCATATTCGACGTTGACAATAAATCCGTTGGCGTTCCAGTCTGCGCATGTATCGCAGATTGTTTCCGGGTAAATGTCCCAGCCATCAGGGGCAGCGGCAAGCCCGGCCAGGAATGCTTCACGCGGCCCGGCCGCGTAGGGGAGTGTTTTGGCGATGCTGCGAGCATCGCCGTACATCGGGTTAACGTCACCAATGTCGTCGGTGAATTCGATCCCGTCATCGGTGAGGTCTAGGCGGGCGCGGCCCATGACGATGGAGACGATTTCGCCGTCACGGTTATTGAAATCGATATCGGCCCACGGGTACAGGTCGGTGAGGATGGTGAGAATGTCCTGCATGATGCTCATGGTGACGTTCCTTCCAGGGGGTAGGTTGGTTTGTGTCGTGCCCCCGGCCGGAGTCGGACCGGCCGTGCGACCATCGGGGCGGCCGGCATCACGCCAGCGCGTGAATCACGTAGGCGGCAACGTCCGCCGCGTAGTGCTCCATGGAAGTCGTCATCGCCTCGAGGTCCATAAGGTCCCACCACGGCTCCTCATCGTCGCGCACCTCGGTCACCAGGACGCCGGGGTGACCGCTCCACTGAGGGAACACGCGCGTGCTCACGTCGCCGTCGACGGCCTGAAGCTCTGTGAGCCCGTCAACGATTGACCACCAATCGGCGTCCTCGTAGTCCCCGCCCCGGATGACGCGGGCGATAGCGGCGCACGGCATGGCGTAGGCCAACTCGCCGGCCCGGAACACGGCGGCAACGTCCCGGCCCTTGTAGCCGCTCCATTCGATCCCGTCGACGTCACACTGAGTGACCGTCCACGTACCGTCCCGGCTGACCTCAACCGTCGCGTGACCGCCCTCAACCGTCCAGTAGTATTCATCCCAGTATGAGATGATGACGTTCCCCTCCGCCGCGTTCATAGCGGCGTCGATAACGGTGACGGCGGCGGGAATCTCATCGGCGTAGTGCATCAGGTGCAGCGCGATTTCAGCGGAGTCGGCCGGCCCATCGTAGGCGTCGGCCGGGTTCTCGTCGGTGGTGGCCCACACTTCGCCGTCGTCAGACATAGTGAGGTAGGCGGTGACGTCACCGACGGTGACCCGGTAGTCACCCTCCTCCTCACCGCGATTGTCCGTGGTGGTGTAGTCGACCGAGTGGTCTTCGAGGGCAGTCTTGATCCGGCAGGCGGTGATGGTGAGCGCGTCGGTGGCAGTCATTGGGGTTCTCCTTGGGGGATTGGCGGGGACTTCCTTGCCCCTCGCGATGACTTAATGGTACACCGCTAGGCCACCAATGTACAGCGGTAGGCCACCACACACTGAGTGATGCACAACACAACGCACGCACGCCCACCACACACAACGAACCGGGGCCACCACCAACGGTGACCCCGGCCCATCATGCGCGCACCACTCAGCGCGACCACCACACAATCACATCAGCGCCCTGCCCATTACCCCGCTCGCTCGCGTCCCAGTAGCAACCGTCCACGCCCGGCACGGGATCGCCGCCGTCCTCATCGTCACACGGCGTGAGGATCACACCATCATCCGGGACCACGCCCGCGTCCACGTCAGACACCGTAGCCGTCGACGTCGGTGCACTCACCGCGCCCGCGGCCCACGCCACGCCCATGGCCACCACGACTGCCGCCACTACACGCTTGCTCATTCCAACTCACTCCGTTCAGGGGATTTATCAGGGGGATTCGGCAGAGCTCCAACGCCCTACCGATACCCACGATTGTACACCACTGTACCGCTCGGTGTACAGTCCCATACACAACGCCCCTACACTCCCCAATTCCAACCGGTAAGGGGGTACAAATCACGCCCAGGCACGCCTGTGGCCCCGTCGGCGGCGGGGAGTGGTCTCCCCCTCCCCGAGGGTTACCCGGGGTCGCGCGTATATACAGTGTCCAGAGCCTGCGTTCCCATCACTTACCCATCGCTTTCACGTCGTGTTTTGATCGTTTCTGCGCTGGACGTCCAGTGCTCTGCGGTGTTCGTCGCCTCCGCTTTGCCGCGCCGTCATGCGCATCGCGTGATGTTCATTGACGTTCGTTGTCCACTGATTGCGGTGTCAGAGGGAAATCGGAGTGTTGTGGGTTCGAGTCCCACCGGAGGTACCAAGGACGTTGCGATCACAGGGTTTCATTCAGCCGCAGGGGCCGCGAGAACCGTCCAGAGCGCCGTCTCACATCGTTTACCCATCGCTTTGCGGTGCGAGCTCCTGGAGGGCATTTCGCACGTCAGGAGCCACCTGGGAGCGCTCGATGTAGTGACGCATGGCGATGCCAGGATCGTTGCCGAGCACGCCCGATGCCGTCTCCGGGTCCCCCACGAGGGTCGCTACGGTCCTGCGGAACGTGTGGGGGGTGACCCATTCCAGGCCAGTGCCGGCGAGCGCGAGCTTGAGCGTCTTCCTAGCCGTTGCCGGGTCACGGACGGTGCCCTTTGATGAGGGGAAGACAAGGTCGCTGTTGGGGCCGGTCACGGAGCGGCGCAGCAGTACCGCCAGCCCGAAGTCGGGTAGGAGGAGCGTGCGCCGGGATGACGAGGTCTTGGGGTGGTCCTGCCTGAATGCTCGGCGTGGTTTCTCGGCGGTGAGGGACACGGTTCCGCAGATGGTCAGTGTGCCGGCGTCGAGGTCGACGTCTTCCCACCGTAGGGCGAGGACCTCGCCGATGCGTGCGCCGGTGGCGATGAGGAGCTCGACTACGTCGGCCACGTCGGACTTGGAGCGACCCTTGGCCTCGTGGGCGGCGATGGCGGCGCGCACCTGGGCGAGTTCGGGGATGGTGAGCGCCTTGGGCTCCGGCTTGGGCGCCTTGGGCTGCTGGGCGTCGCGCACGGGGTTGCGCTCGATGGCGTCGAGGCGGACGGCGGTTGCCATGACCTGGGAGAGGATGACGCGGGACGTGCGGGCGACGCTTGTGCCGTGGTGCTCGAGCATGGCCTTGAGGGTCTGCTCGACGGTGCGGGTGGTGATTTCGCGCAGTCGTCGTGCGCCGAGGGCGGGCAGGACGTGGCGCTCCAGTACCCACGTGTAGACGCGCCGGGTCCCTTCAGTGCGGTCGGTGAGGGTGTCTGCCCAGATTCGGGCGACGGCGTCGAAGCGGCTGTCTGCGGTGATCTCGTCGCCGACGGTGTGCGCCCGGCCAGCGAGGGCGGCGGTGAGCGCGGCTTTGGCCTTGCGGGGGGTGTCGCCGACGCGACCGAACAGGCGGGTGATGCCGTCGTAGTCGCGGTAGCGGGCTCTGGCTTCGTAGCGGCCGCTGGCGGTTGTGTGGACGGTGATGTCGCCCCAGGTGCCGACGGGTAGTGGTGGCCGGCCCACGACTACGCCTCTTCCTCGAGGGCGCGTAGGACGGCGTTGATGATGCGGCGTCCGCGGGGGTCGAGGTGGGCGAGGCGGCGTGCGGTGGAGAGGATGGGGCCGTGTTCGCGGCTGATGGTCTGTAGGGCGGCGGCTTCGACGTCGTCGGCGGGGACGCCGAGGGCGGCGGCGAGGTTGGCGATGGTGTCGACGCCGGGGAGTTGCCGGATTTGGTCGGCGGCCATCTGCCCGATCCTGCTCTTGGAGAGGTGGCTGGCTTCGGCTAGGTCTCGATACGAGCGCCCGGACGTGAGGATGAGTTGTCCCAGGGTTGGGGTGGGGTCGGTCATGCGTTCAATGGTGCCTCATTGGACGCTGAGTGTGCAACCGATGTGCGTTGGACGGTCACGTTTTCGTTATGCGTGTACAGTGGACAGCAGTAGACGAACGGCTCTACGCTTGGGGTCGTCCAGCGAGGCGCTGGACACTCCCCAACCGAGGAAGGACCCCCTACCCATGAATCTCAAGGAGTGGCCGACTGGCGTTAGCCGGGCCGACCTCATGACCGTGTCCGAGGCGGCCGCCGAGCTCGGCTACCGGGACGGCCGGCAGATTCGCGCCGCCATTCGTGACGGCCGCCTCGACGGGTACCGGCCGATGCTGGGGCGCGCCGCCCTCGTGGCCCGCGCCGACGTCGACCGGCTCAAGGCCCCGGCCGCCGCGTGAGACACACGGGACCGGACATGGCGACCAGGCTCCTCGTGGCTGACCGGGACCGGTGGAGGTGCGTCCGGTGCGGGCGCGACCTCTCCGACGGGTCCGGCAACCTCCAGCACCGCCGCGCGCGGGGCATGGGGGGCACGAGGAAGGTCGACGTCAACGGCCCCGAGAACCTGATTCTCCTGTGCGGGTCGGGGACGACCGGCTGCCACGGGCACGTGGAGTCGCACAGGGAGGAGGCCCGCCGTGCCGGGTGGGCCGTCAGCCAGGCCGATGACCCGGGCCGGGTCCCTGTCACCTACCCGGGAGGCCGTTTCCTGCTCACCGCCGATGGTGGGCGCATCCCCTACCGAGAGAAAGAGACCGCAGCATGACCACTGCCAGCACCATTCACCCCCACGAGCGTGGCAGCGTGCGCGCCGACGACCCTGTTACCAGCCAGTGGGCCGCCGACTCCATCGCCGACGCCACCACCTCGCAAGCCGTCGTCCTCAGGGCAGTCCGTGAGTACCCCAAGGGGCACGAGTTCACTCTTGCCAACGTCGCGTTGCTTACCGGCAGGCTCCTGTCCCCGTCCCGTGCCCGCACCGCCGTTCGAGAGCTCCAGGACAAGGGTCTCATCGAGGAGACCGGGCGGTACGCGACCATGCCTTCCGGCCGCAAGGCGCGCCTCCTCACCCTCACCGAGACCGGGAGGGCCGCAGCATGAGCGTTGACGTCAAAGTATCCCTGGACCTGCCTGAGGGCGTAGAACTGCCAGCCCGGTTCGGGCGCCTGACCCGAATGCGAGCAACCTGGGTCGAGGCATACGCCTACAGCAGGTTCGGCCACTCCCACATCCACACCTCCTTGCGTGGCCCTGGTATCAAGAAGGACGGGACTGACGCCGCCAAGGGCTCCTACTTCAGCGTGACTGAGCGCGAGAACGGCGAGCACTTCCACCTGATCCCGGATGCCGACTGGGAGGTGATCCGCCGGGCACAGGCGATGGTGCAGGCGATGCTGGACGCGGCCCGCGAGGTCGAGGAGGCCGCGTCATGACCGCCCCCTACTACGAGGATGACCAGGTCACCCTCTACCACGGTGACTGCCGTGAGGTCACCGAATGGCTCGAGGCTGACGTCCTGGTCACCGATCCGCCCTACGGGATGAACTTCCAGTCCGGGCACCGCGACAAGAAGCTCACCAAGATCGCGGGCGATGAGGACACTGCGGTGCGCGACGCCGTCGCCGCCCTGTGGGGCACCGACCGTCCAGCGCTCATGTTCGGCCGCTGGTCCGTGCCCGCCCCCGCCGGCGAACGCCAGCGCCTCATCTGGCACAAGGCGTCCACGCCCGGCATGGGTGACCTCACCCTGCCGTGGGGGCCGAACTTCGAGGACATTCACCTCCTCGGCCGGGGGTGGGACCGGGAGGCCACCGGGCTTCCCCGCGTCGGCGCGGTCATCACCACCACTCAGGGACGAGGGGGGGGTGTAGACGCCGAGAACAAGACCGGGCACCCCACGCCGAAGCCGGTGGGGCTCATGGAACGCCTCATCGAGCGGTGCCCGGCCGGCGTCGTGGCGGACCCGTTTGCGGGTTCGGGGGCCACGCTCCTTGCCGCCCGGAACCTGGGGCGGCGCTCCATCGGCGTCGAGCTGGAGGAGCGCTACTGCGAGACCATCGCGGCCCGGTTGTCGGAGCCGGTGCTGGACCTGTGGGGCGGTGAGGCGGCATGACCCGCTACCTAACGCCCGGCTGGCTGGTCCGGCATATCGCTGACGTCACACCTGCCCCGCTCTACGGGCCTACCGCCGTCCAGATCGAGGCGCTCTGCGCCGGGAGGCGAACGATCGCCCTGTGGGACTCAGTCGGCAGTCACTACGCCCCCGCCGACGAGGAGCACATCGCCGAGGCGCAGGTCTGCCCGGCCTGCCTGGCTCTCCACCAGCCCCCTAAGCCCGCCGTGGACCTCACCATGGGGACCATCCCCCTCTTCTGACCGATGGATACCCCCGTGATGCCCGCTGAGGAGGCGGCCTGGGTGCGAGAGCACGCCTGGCTGCCTCCCATGCGGCGTGACTACGCCCAGTGGCCGCACCTCTACGACCGGTGCCCCTGCCGCCGCTTCCTCGCCGGTAGCGGGGCCTGCGGTGCCTGCCAGGCAGGCGACCACGACGACTGCGCCCGCCGGATGGAGCGCTGGCCGGCCAACGCGCCCCTCTGCTGGGTCACCGACCGGCTGGGGCGCGTCCCGATCCAAGGCGGCGTCGACTCCTGGCAGGTGTGGGACGCCCGCACCGCCCATGACCCCCGCTGCACCTGCTACCTCGCCGGCCACGCCGACGCCGCGCCGGTGCCCGAGCAGGGCGACCTGCTCTCTCTCCTAGCGGCCTGACCTCCCTACGAAACCAAGGAACACCAATGGATTCATTCAGGTTCTTCGTCCCCGGTGAGCCGATCACCGAGGGGTCGATGAGGACGTTCAAGTCGGGTCAGCGCACCGTCGTCACCCATGACCGGGGCCCCGAGCTCGATGCCTGGCGGATCAAAGTCCGCCGAGCCGCCGAGGCCGCCGCCGAGGCCGCCTACTGGGAGCCCCGCTACGACGGGCCAGTCGAAGTGTGGGCAGAGTTCCGGCTCCCCCGCCCCAAGAGTGTCCCCAAGTCCCGCAAGCACGCGCAGACGAAGCCTGACCTGGACAAGCTCCAGCGCGCCATCGGGGACGCCCTAGCCCCCTACAAGCGGCCCGGCGTCCTCCGTGATGACTCCCGGATCGTGGAGTGGCACGCGATCAAGCGCTACGCCGACGACACCCACCCCGCCGGGGTCACGGTGCGCGTCTCGAAGGCGCGGGATTACCTCACTGGGCAGGTCATCACCAGCGTCGACGACATCCGCGACTTGCCAGTGGACGCAGTCATAGTCGACGCATACGGCAACGCGTTCCACCTGTATCTAGGCGACTGGGTCCTAGTTGGCCGCGAGGGTGAGTACACCTACAGCGCTCACGAGATCGACCTGCCCGCAACCCTCGTCGTCGTGGACGAGATATGAGAACCAGCCCTGAAACAAACCCCTACCAACTAGGAGGATGAGTCTCGTGCCGGAGACACCACAAGGGAGGCGGCCATGACCGCCTTCGACCACCGGCGGTCCCCCGCCGAACGCGGCGACTACTGGGTCGCCGTGCATACCTGGGTGTTCGACCTGGGCCTGTCACACGTCGCCCTGTGCACCTACATCGCCCTGGCATCCTTCGCGGACCGGGCCGGGAAAGCATGGCCGTCCATCGCCGCCATCGCCCGCCGGGTCTCCCTGTCCCCCAGGAGCATCCAGCGTGGACTGTCCGAGCTGGAGGAGGCCGGGCTTGTGCGCCGCGCCCCCCAGGTGAAGGACCGCACACAGCAGTCGAATGTGTACTGGGTGCGGATCGTCGCGCCACCGGAGCAGGCGTTGGAGCCCGACGTCGAGGTGATGATGGCGGACGGCTCGACGGGGTTCGTGGACGCCCCCGCAACCCCCCGTCACCCTGACGCCCCCCCGTGTCAGTGTGACACCCCCCCGTGTCACCCTGACACCCCCCCGTGTCACACTGACGTACAGAACACCTCCATAGAACACCTCCATAGAACACCTATAGAGTCACCTTCCGTAGGTGGTCACCTTGGGTTGGTGCAACAGCGCGCTGAAGCGCGCCCGACGACGGATGAGGCCAAGCCGAAACGGCGGGGCACACGCATCCCCGATGACTTCGCCGTCACGAGCGAGATGGCTACGTGGGCCGCCCAGAACGTCCCCCTGGTCGACACAGCCAGCGAGACCGACCGGTTCCGCGACTACTGGGCGGGCGTGTCCGGCCAGCGCGGCACGAAGCTCGACTGGGTCGCGACCTGGCGGAACTGGATGCGCCGCGCCGACGACGACCGCACCCGGGGCCGGCGCAGCCAGGCGCAGATCATGCGCGACAACGCTGCCGCCGCCATCGCCAACGACCAGCGCGCTGCCCTGGCCGGGCCTGACGCGCTGACCGGGTTCCTCGAGGGAGGCCAGCCATGGGAGTGACACAGCAGGACATCGCCGGGGTCCTGGCCTACCTGCTGGCCGCGCAGGCGATCACCGCGACGGACGGCCAGGTCGTCGTCTGGCACGACTACCTGACGCACACGGTGCCCGGCCTGGACGCCTGCGAGCTCCGGCCGGCGTGCCGGGACGCGGTCAGGGCGTGGGCGACCGACGGGAGGGCGTGGCGCATCGACGTCGAGCGCTTCGCCTCGGCGGTACGCCGGGCACGCTCGGAGCGGGTGCGCGCCGAGGAGTCCGCCCGGGGCGCGTTGATCCCCGACGGGCTCGGCAATGACGCGAAGGCGGAACTGGCGTGGCGCAAGGCGGCGACCGCGGCCGTTGGGCGTGGGGCCTCGCGGGCTGAGGCCGAGGCGGTGGCGTGGCGCACGGTCGGTCTTCGCCCGCCGGCTGTCACCCGCGGCCGGGACGTGCTGGGCGGCCTGACGGGCCCGGATCGTGCACGCGAGGTGCTGCGGAGGCTCAAAACAGCCCCGGGAGCGGTCACCGCAGCCCCAGGGGCGGGACAGAATGGGCCGACGCTACACCGACATCGGGAGGGGCCTGAAAGGCCCGCAAATCGGCTCCCACGCAATCCAGGTTCTGAGAGGAGCGCAGCATGAGCGAATGGGTCGACTGGCTGAGGTGGGGTGCGCCCGAGCTCGCGCGCCGCGTCAATGCCCTGGACGCCTCCCCCGTGCGCCGTGGAGGTGGCCCCGTGCACGCGGGGTTCGGGGCCGCTTCCCCGGCCCGGGATGCGGTGATCGCGCTACAGCAGGACGCGCGGCGCACGGTCCGTGAGCGGGAGGCCCTGCACCGTGGGGCGCTCAAGGCGGGCCTGCCCCGCCTCGGCCTG